AAAGTCATAATTGCTATGCTTATGCTCTTAATCTAATATACCCAGAATATATAGAATTATGTAAAAAAAATAATTTAGGAGATGATGAATTTTGTAAATATGTCAGACCTCAACCAGGTCTATATTCTGGATATAAAAAAATAAAGAAAAATGCAAATATTGAAAAAAGGATGTTAAAAGACAATCCATATATTAAAAAAACAGATTTTTTAACACATTGTCCAAAAGATTATTATAAAATAGCTTTGGTATCTGAAAAAAATAATAAAATAAATTATCATTTTTATAGAGAAGATAAAAATAAATTATGGAGTCACAAAGATGGATGGACAAAAGCAACAAATAAAGATTTAAGCGGTAATATAATAAAAGATCCTGCTAAATGCGATAGAGGAAATTACGACCTATTTATAGGATATTACTTTGTTCCTATTAATCCAAAACTCAAAAATATGGCTAATTATTTTACTATGTAAGTATCTAAATGATTTATTATTTATTATTTATTATAATACATTTAGATACTCAAATATTCATATTTATTTTCTAATTTATTTTTAATAATGGTATTTAAATTATTTTTACTATAATAAAATATTAAGCCTTTCATTAAATCTTTCTTAAAAATGATAAGATATTTTTTAATTACATTATTTTTAATATTTATAAGTTTTTTGTAATATTCACTAATTTCAACGATTGGTATATTATTCTTAACATATTTACCATAATATTTATTAAATGATGTTAGTTTTTTGAATTTTTCATATTCTTTATTTATTTTAAATGTTATTTTACTATTTTTAATATTTTCATCTGTGATTTCTAAATTTTTGATTATTTCTAACATATAATATATCAAATTTGGAATATTTTTTTCACCTGTTCTTGTTTCTATGTAATATTTTGATGATTTTGGTTGAACTATATCAATATCAAAATATAATCCTATATTATAAATTAAACCATATTTATCTCTTAATTCTTTAAAAAATATACCTGTTTCAAAATTGAAAAATATATCATCTATATATTTTAAAGCAATATGTTCATCAGATAAGTGTTTTATTGTTTTTAAAACCATATGTTTTATAATTACATCATTTTTTTGATTTTTTGGATTTTTTACATTTATTATTTTTAATGATTTATTTTTATATGTAAGGATAGGTGTTTCAATAAAACATTTAGGACATTTATTATTATAATTAAAATATTTATTAATAAGTTTCTCTGTTTTTATAACAGCATTTAAAGGGCAATTTAAAATAATTGTCATATTTTGAAGTAAATATTTTTTTTTTATAAATTCATATATTCTTTTTGCATCATAATAGTTCAAGCTCTTTATACTTTTATCATAATCCATTATATCAGAATGATTTTTATATAGAAAATTCCATATTTTTTGTTCAAATTTAAATGAATTATTAGACATTATTTGACTTAATTCTTGTGATACAGCTTTTTTTTCTTGTTTTTCAATATCTTTTTGAAATTTGAAATCTTTTATAGTATTTGATAAAATATCTACATAAAATTCAATATCTTGATATAAACCTTGAATATAATATCTTGTTTCATATAAGTCTACAGATGCATTTAAATATGCTCCTTTTTTTTTTAATTCATTTTGAATTTCTTTATAATTTGGATATTTTTTTGATGTAATTCTTCCCAATAAATGTTCGGTATAATGTGCTAATTCTGTTTCATTAGGTTTTTCATTTATTTTACCAAAATTAATATTTATTGATATTTCTGTTAAAAGTGTGTCAATTGGAATAATTAAACATTTAATACCGTTTTTAAGTTTTATTATTTTTTTATATTTATTATCCATTTTTAGTTTTTCTATTATATGTAAATATGTAAATATACAGTTATACATATTGTTTAATTATAAGATTTGCAGAAACAGGATTATTTCCACCTGCGACTGGTTGTAATGTTATAGCAGTTGCATTTACAGCTACATTATTAATACTTATTATGGAATCCGGTAAAGTTGTATTTATTATTTTCATACAAATTATTTGCGATGTTCCTGTTGCGCGCCCAACACATGTATTAGCAATTTAAGTTCCATTTAATAATACAATTAATTGCCCTGCTTCTGTTATACTAACTTGAAAGAATATTTCATATATACCAACAGTTGCTAAATTAAATTTAGTTGCTGATATTCTTGTTATTATTGTATTATTTGTTACTCCGTCATTTGGAAATTGTATAGCACTACTGGGAGCTATTGTTGCTGAATTATCACCTGGAACTACTAAATGTAAATAGGATACTATTATAAATATTGATGAATTATGGAAACATTATAAGAGAATTATTAAAAAACCTAAGGGAGTTATATTACTTTTTAGTCAACAACCATTTACATCTATGCTAGTATCATCAAATTACGAATGGTTTAAATATAATATTATATGGAAAAAAAACAACTCGGTTTTTACTAGCAAATTATAGACCTATGAAATCAACAGAAAATATTTGTCTATTTTCAAAAGGAGGTGCTGCATCTGCTTCATTAAAAACAGGTAACATGACATATAATCCACGGGGATTATTGCCTGTAAATATTACACCTTTGGACATTTAAAATGCCGATTTTTAGTCTTTATAATTTTTGTATTTTCTTACTTTATTTTTCTTAATATAATCTTTTTGTCTTGTATAATTGTTATGTTCTTTTTGTAATAGATTCCGACTCCATATTTGTATTATTTATATAGAGTACAATACAAATACAAAATGTATCATTTTTTATTTAATAAAAAAAGAAATAGAATTTATTTATATAATATTTAAGAAGAATTCATAATTATATTATAAATATGAAATTAGATTGTGTTTTAACTGCTGTTAATGATAACCCTTTATATTTAGAATTCATTCCTATCTTTATTAAAACCTGGAATAAACTATATCCTAACGTTGATGTTAAAATTATTTTAATTTCTAATAAAATTCCTGAATTATATATGGATTATAAAGACAATATTATATTATTTGAACCTATTGAAAATGTAATAACTAGTTTTACATCTCAATATATTCGCCTTTTATATCCATGTATATTAAATTATAAAAATGGTGTTATGATTACAGATATTGATATATTACCTATGAATAGAACATATTATACTGAACATATTAAACAAATTGATAATGATAAATTTATTTATTTAAGAGATAAAGTATGTTTTGAATGTAATCAAATAGCTATGTGTTATAATATTGCTACACCTGATATATGGAGAGACGTTTTTGGTATTAATTCAATTGATGATATTAAAAATATAATATATAATATTTATAAAAATAATGATATTAAAGAAGGACATGGTAATAGTGGATGGTCAATAGATCAGCAGGATTTATACAAAAGAGTAATGTATTGGAATGATAATACGCATAACTTAGTTTGTATTTCTGAAGATATTACAAAATTTAATAGGTTAGATAGGTCTAAATTTTTTGATATAAATGACGATTATATAAGAAAAAATATTATAAATGGCTTATATTCTGACTATCACTGTTATAGACCTATGAGTATTTATTCTGATATTAACTATGATATATATAATCTATTATAATCTATTATATATATAAAATATATAAGAATTATAATAATATATAAATATGATATAAAAAGATATAAAATAATGTCAGGGTATGAACATCAAGATTGGACACCTGTCGTAATTAGATCATCGAGATCATCAAATATTGCTAAACAAACAGTTCAAAATCCATCAGGAACAAAAGAGTTCAAAAAATTAATAGAAGATGATATTCCTATTTTGAATAAGATGACAAAAGAACAGGCTATTGTGTTAAGTCAGGCTCGTAATGCAAAGGGTATCTCTCGAAAAGATTTAGCAATATCATTAAATATTGATGTATCAATTATTAAAGACTATGAATGCTGTACAGTTAAAAATTTCAATAAAAATATTTACAATAATATTCTATCAAAGCTTGGTGTTAAGGCATAAAAATAAAAGAAGTATGTTTTATGATAATGTAAGTAAATAAAGAGTTCTATTAAGAGCTCCTTTCATTTCATCACGAATATTTAGAAGTTCTGTATCTTTTTCTGATATATATTCCATTATATCATTTGTAAGAAAATTTATACAATGGTTAATACAAGAAACTATTCTTTCATTACCTACGCCATTCATTTTATAATATACTATTTCTTGTTTTTCTGTTATCATAGGGCGACCATAAATACCAATATAAATCTCTAAAAATTTATCATAAAGATTATTTATTTCATCATAAAGCTTATCAGTTGCTTTATGGGCTGCAAAAGATGTTGTGGTAAGATGAGCAACTTTAATATTTATCAACATTTCAAAAAAGAAATTCATTAAAAGTTTTTTCCCATCTTTTAATATCTTCTTTTTACCCATTATATTTCTATTATAAGGATAATATAATAATTATTAATATTTATAATATTATATAATTGATATAAAAAACAGAATTTATTCAAGAATAATTTTCCAGAAATCAAAAATATAAATTATTTGATAATTTTCTCACGTATTTTGTGTTTATAATTATTGTTAAAAGAAGGCATAGGATAAACACTACAATCAGTTTTGTTAAATGTGGATTTATTTTTTCAACTTGAAAACGATTATTTTGGCATTTATAAAAAAATTGATAAATGTTGATTTTTATCAACATATTAGTTATAAACTTATTCAAAATGGCTATATGTGATATTTTATTCATGGTTTCTAAAATTCTCAACAAAAATACCAAAGAAGATGTGAATGGTCTTTACAATCTTTCACAGACCTGCAAAGAAATGAACAATATTGTAAATATAAATACTGATTATAATGTTCTCAAAAAATTGGCAACTTTTAACAGTCCGTGTGAAGCCGTCTGTAAATCAATTTATAAAGTCTTTGACTCTATATATGATGATACAACAAAAATAGAAATCAAAAATATTGTCAAAATAGCACTTGACAAAGTTGTTTATATAATTCCTTATCTTAGCAATAATGATATATATGATATAAATGTCGAGTTATGCTCATTATATTTGGATTGGAATGACACGATTATTCCTGGAAAATATAGTTATAAAATTCTCATTGAAGGTAAAATTCTATATGATTTTATTAAAACTACTGACAATCAATATGAATTTGATCTATTTTTACCATTTCAAAACAACATGTGTTTTGCACAATATAAAGAAGGTTTCATAAATTGGCTTTGTATACTTGACACGCTTCAAGATTTAGAATAAATTGCATGATTTTATATGTAATATTTAATATAATATTGTTCCTATTAAAAATAAAATATGATATAAAAATATAATTATATATTATATATAACTAGACAATGAAAGTAATCAAAAGAAATGGTGAGTCAGAAGATGTTAGTTTTGATAAGGTTCTTAACAGATTAAAAAAAATTTCTGGTGATATTAAAATTGATACTACTGAAATTGCTCAGAAAGTATGTTCTCGTATTTATGATGGTGTTAAAACAGCAGAACTAGACGAACTTGCAGCATACTTATGCAGTAGCATGTCAATTGAAAATCCAGAATATGCTGTTTTAGCATCTCGCATCATCGTATCTAATCATCAAAAAAATACTTCTCCTTCATTTAGTGAGACAATTAATATACTTTATAATAACAAAGATGTTCATAATGAACCATCGCCTTGTATATCAGATGAGGTGTATAATATTGTAAATAAATATACAGAAAAATTAAATTCATATATTGATTATTCAAGAGACTTTTTATTTGATTATTTTGGTTTTAAAACATTAGAAAGATCATATCTTATTAAAGTTAATAAAAAAATAGTAGAAAGACCCCAGCATATGTGGATGCGTGTTGCAATTGGTATTCATGGCGATGATATAAAAGAAGTCCTAAATACGTATGACTTAATGAGTAAGAAGTATTTTACTCATGCCACGCCTACTCTATTTAATTCAGGTACTAATAGTCCTCAGCTAAGTAGCTGTTTCTTATCTAGTATGAATGATGATAGTGTAAGTGGTATTTATGAATCATTAAAAGAAATGGCACTCATTTCTAAGTACGCAGGAGGAATTGGAATTCATATTCATCAAATTAGAGCCAAAGGAAGCCATATTCGTGGTAATAATGGTGTTTCTAATGGAATTATTCCTATGCTTCGCGTATTTAATAATACTGCCAGATATATAGATCAAGCTGGAAAAAGACAAGGAAGTATTGCTGTATATCTAGAGCCATGGCATTCTGATGTAGAAGCTTTTCTTGATCTTAAAAAGAATCATGGTAATGAAGAAGATAGATGCCGTGATCTATTCTTAGCTTTATGGATTCCTGACCTATTTATGGAAAGAGTAAAAAATGATGGAAAAT